TTTCCAATATTGTAAGATAATTTAAAGTCTTGTATAATTTTACGAGCTTCATAACCATATACACTTCCTATATAATAGTTAGGTGTTGGGTTTTTTTCATAATTTGGTTTATCCATTTCTAATTTAGTTTTTGTGTATTCTCCAAAAATTTTTGCTTGACCGCCATACATGGCTTTATCAGCTAGTTCATGTAAAGAATACGGTTTATTAAATTCCATACCTTCAGGTACAGACATTTCTATATTATTAGTACTACTAGGAATCCAGCCATTTCTACCTTTCTCCCAATAATATTTATTATGGCCATCTTTTTTCATATTTTAAATTCATCAAATATAGAATCCATAGCTTCTATTGACATTTCATCATTTTCTTTTACAACAACATCTGGTTCTTTAGTAGCTGTATCTTTTATTTGTGGTGCATGAGCACTGTATACTTCACCCATCATAAATTTATGAAACTTACTTTGATAATTCATCCAATTACGTGGATGTGTTTGTTTAAATGCATGCGTTACATTATTATAAAACATCCAAGCTGTATCAGGATCTACTCCATAATTAAAAGAAGGCTTTTCTATCTCAGATTTAACTATACCTATTTGTTGTGAATCAATAAGCTTTTCTTCTACAAAGAGTCTACCTAGCAGTTCACTTTGCGCAGTTATAGATAAGTTGTGTGTTTTCATTGTATCTTTATCTTTAACTAATGTTTTAAATTTATTGTTGGCCATGCCTATTTGTGCTACAATATGTGATGCAATCTCTGCATTAGCACTACCAGTATGTTTTCTACCATATGTAGATAGGTCTCCATGTATAAGTCCATTATTACAGACAAATACTTGTGCTCCTATACCACATTGGAATCTTGTGCTTTTATCATATGAGTTAGTCCATGCAAACATCATACCCATGTCTGTGTCTACGCTACTTTCTGCGTGAGCTAAATGATAAATACCTTGAGCTATTTTAGCATTCAAGTTTGCTCTATATAATTCTCTTGTGATTGTAAATCCTCCCTTCTTTAATGAAGATGTTACACCGTCCATCACTTCTTTGTGTGATACTACAGTATAAGTCTCTCCATGTGAAGGTAAAGGTGCTGACTCAAGCCAGTCTTTTGTTGTTTCATTTGGTTTTCTATGTCCCATATTAGTTGATTTTAGTGTTCAAAAATAACAATTTTTCTGATTAAAACAAAGATAATTGATTAAAATTTGTGTTTAAAATATTATTAATTTCTTTCTCAATTGCTTGTAAATAATACTTCTGATTTACATTGTAATCAGACCATTGTTTTTCTTCTGTTTGATTGAATACAGTTTGTATCCATTTACCGGCTTCAAGTTGTATCTCTCTACCATCATTTTTATTACGTTTAATAAGCTTAACACCCGTGTCTGAGATAAAATACCTATTAATCTTTTGTAAATTTTCTTGTTTGTATACACCTTCTTTAAGACTATCTGCAACAACCTGCCATCCGCTGTTAGTTTTAGAACCTATACAGTAATCAAGTATGTTTTTGTTAGTCTTTAGATAATCTTCAGGTAAAACATCATTTACAAAATATTCAAATATAGCTTTTGGTATAACTAACTTGGATTTATTCTTATGTAAAGCCAAGTTGTTAGACTCAAATCTACCCTTACATTTAGCTTTATCTTCCATGTTAATAGCAATGTAATTGTTTACGTCAGCAAGTATAAGCTTCTTATATTGATCATGTTCTAAGTTAAAGCTAGTTATCTTTTCCCATTTCTCACATATTTCCATGTACTTTTGTTTATACTGTTTAGGAATAATTGTTTCTATACCATCAGTATTCTGTAACAAAGGTACAGCATTAGGTATAGCTTCCATAATCATTTCATACAACATCATCAATGTAAGTTGACCGTTGATTGTAATACGCATAGTAAACTCAGGATCATATAAGAAAGAGTTCTTATCATTAGATAAACCATATGTACTATTTAGTATAATTTTATATACATAATTCATAGGGTTACTCTTAGGGACTTTCTTTCTTTCTGTAAAGAACCATTCATACAGTGTACAGAATTCTTTGCTAGGTAAATGTGCAGGTGACCATCCATTCTTAATAGCTAACATAGGATAAAAACTAGTAACATCTGAAGACATTATAATATTATCTTCATCAGCTTCATATACACCAGGTTGATTAGCACCGTGTGCACCACCTAAACCAAAATGTGTTTTTACACCTTGGTAAACTACAGCATGTTTGAAAGAACCTTTAATGTTTTGAGGATCTAATTCAACACTCTTAAATCTCTCTAGCAGAGTATTAAACTCAGGAGTAACAAATGACACACAAGGTAGAATGATATTCTCAAGTTTTATAACTTTCCTAAATGTTCTTAGTTTTTTAAGTTCACGTTTTTCCATGTTAAGTTCTTTACTCAAATAAAAACTAAACAGTTCTTTAGATATACGTGGCTCAGAAGCGTTCATAAGGTTTATATTATACTCCTTAGTTAGGTTCATCCTTAAAGCTATAAGCTCTTTTGATCTATTGTAGATCTCATGTGTTGCATCTACATCATTAATACAATACTCAACAATAGTATTTAGATCCTCTTGCGTATCTATATCAGCTTCATGATGTATAGGCATATCTAGAATATTATCCCAATCCATAGTATATTCAATCCACTTAAGACTAGAGCGCTTTGCCATATTGTCCCAGTGATTAAGTTTAAATACATCTATCTGATTGATTTTCATATTCCATTCAGGAAACTCAGAAAATTCTCTGTTGTTTGATCTTCTAATAGCTTCTTGTGCGTATCCATATATTTCTTCAGTGATACCGTCAGGGTCCATACCTTTCCATTCTTTATGATACTTAAGAATATTATGTGTTACCTGTGAATCAAAGCCAATACCATTAAATGAGATGTGGTATTCATTATTTTTTATATTTTCTTTTAAGAATTTGATAAACTCTACGGAGTCATCTTGTAATTTGTGGATTACAAAAGTCTTATAAGTATTTGCCTTGTAATGTTTAAATACACCAACAAAGCAATTCTTAAGGGTCTCATAATCCATTACCCAGTGATTCATATATATTGTTTTAGTTATTAAATTCTAGTGTTTTTCTATCTAATTTTTGCTCTTCATAGTTTACTCTGTCAGTGCAATCACTTTGTACGCCATCTTTAATTGCTATGTGAATAAATTTATCATCATAATCAAACATATCCACTCTAACAAACCCACCACTAATTTTAGTGAGTCCGTAATCATCTCTTAATTGCAATTCAAGTTCTTCTAATCTTTTTCCTATGGTACTCAGTTCTTCTGATTTCATATCTATTGTTTTAGTTAAAAAATATATCTTATCTTATTCCAAGGAATTATACTGTTGTGCAGTTGTTTAAACTGATGTATATATTCTCTTTTAAGTGTATGCTTGTATCTAAGATTGCTTCCTCCATACTGTGATGTCTTAGTTTCTTGTATATCTGGTGTCCATAAAGTTAGTTCTGTCTCAGGATGATTTTCTAAATTAACAATATGTCTTTTTAGATTATGTGTAAGAAATATAACTTCAGCTAATACTTCTTTCTTGTAACTTACATAGTCATTCATCATGTTAAACAAATCCTTATAGTCTTCTAACCATCCATCATACACTATAACAGGACTATAGTTAACGTGTACATCATAACCGGCATCTATAAATGCATCAATTGCTTTTATTCTATTAATGATTTTAGATGTATGTGGTTCATGTATGTCTGCCATTTTCTGAGGCATAAGACTAAATCTAATACGTATCTTACCTTCAGGATCAAACGTTGTAAGATCCGGGTTAACATACTTAGTTGCAAAACTACCCATAGCAATAGGGTGATCTTTAAAAAATTCAAAAGTTTTTTTCCAATCATGATGCTTAGCATGCAGCGCATAGTCTTCATTACAACTAATATCATATGTAGTAAAGTCTGAGTGAGTTTGATTAGGCTTATCTACAGGTGTAAAAAAAGCATGGTTGTTTATAGCAGTTAGTATGTCACCAGTGTTAGTAGCTACATTTAAGTCTTTAGGTTTGTGACGCTTCATGTAACAGTAACTACAATTGTATAGACAACCGTGACCAAAGCTTGGGGATATAAAATCAGTAGACCTACCAGAAGGTCTTATAGTAAATGTTTTTCTTCTTATTTTTGTAATCATAATTTTAGGATTGGACCCAAAAAAAGGGGACAACAAGGCCCCCTTAATTTGGAAGAAAGGAAATTATTAATCCTAAGTTACAATTTCTAGATTAGTTGCCTTTTCAACAGGCATAGGTGAATCAGCAGGTGTAATCTCTGACTCTATGTGTGTTTTATAATCATATTTATCTGCATTTATTGCAAATCCATTAATTAAATTTTCTACTTCATCTAAGTTATTAATGTAATACTCTTGATAAGTATCCATCATTACTCTTTGTTCCTTAAAGTCTTTACCATTTGGTCTTTTACCCACTTTAGTAGATATTTGGTCACCATTGTCATCTAACTTAGGAACCATATGATAAGAAGGTTTATTTAGTTTAGATATGATTGCAAGTATTTTACTACTTGGATCAAATATAGCTTCAACATATGGACAGTCAGAGCTAATTGGAATTAATTTAAATGTTTTGTATGGTCCCCAATTAGAGGATACTAACATCATGGTTTTTTCAATATTCATTTCTTACTTTTTTAACTTAATAATTTGGTTATTTCTAAGGCAAAGATACATCTTCTTTTTTAATAAATTTAATTTTTATACTTTTTTTTTTCAATGTCTCTTTATCTAAATTTGGTGGATCACATACTTCATATACATTCTGTATAGATTCTAATGATACGTTTAATTCTTTTGCATAATCTTCATGATATTCTTCAGGATATATATAACTTTCCATAGTTTCTGCTACTACTCCTATCTCACCAAAGAAACTTAA